ATCTGTATTTACATTTAAATTATCGATTTTGGAAATATTTTCTTCAATAATTTCTGCTGAAGCTTCTGATTTTAGTGTAGCTATACCTTTAACATCGGCGGCTGGGGTTTCTGTCAGACCAATACCAAGTGGTACAACATTTCCAATAACTTTTCTATAAACAGATTTTGTTTTGTCTACTTTACCAGAACCACCAAAGGCTTTGAGATTATTTTTAATAGACTCTATTTGGCTTGCGTCTGAAATAAGCGCGCCATCTTCAATATTCTTTGATTCACCATCAATCATTACTACATTATAATCATTAAATCCAAGCTCCCAGCTTGCGCTTACTGATTGATATTTATCGCTAGTAGCATCGCTAGATTCTTCGATCTTGTCAGCTAAATGAGGATTAGCAATTTTCCAAATTACACCACCGAGAGTGATATTAAATGGTCCTTTCAAGTCTTTGACTTGCTCCTCTGAAAGAGAGATATCTGACCCAAATTCACTAAACCCGGCAGTTAAAATCACACCAACAATTTTTTCTCTATTGTGTTCAATATTTATTGGTTTATTAATAAAATCTTTGTAAGAAGCAATGGCTGTATCAGTGTCAATCACATCGCCATTCTTATTTACTCTATTTACTACAGCAGCATTAAAAGCGACAGGCAATAAATCAACATTTTTTTCAGTGTTGACATTAGGAATAAAATTCCCAACTTGCATTAAAGACGCTAATGCTAAATATTTGTCCTTCTCTTCTGAAACCAATGGCTTTAGAACAGAACTAAATGTTGTAGTATAATTGTAAGTCATAATTAAATTTCGTACCATTTTTCAGAACTAGAATACTCATCTAAATAAAGCTCATCTGCGTTTTCGAAATCAAAATCTCCAATTGATTCCATGTCTAAAAGAGCTTGAGCTACATCTTGCTCTTCTGGCTCCCAAGAATCTGATATATCTATAAAGTCTGCGGATCCTTTAGCAACATCTTGATCAGCTTTTCTGTAAGCATCCTTTACTTTGCCGCCAGACATCATTCTCAAAAACATATTTACTCTTGCCATAGCCCACTGCCCTCTGGTTTTGCCGGGTCTGTGGGAAGAGCTAAAAGCTCCAGCGCCTCTTCTGTAAACTTTCTTTAACTGAGCTAGAGTAACTTTTCTAGAATGCTTTGCATTATGCTCTTTAACTTTATTTTTTAGAGCTTCAATTACTTTATTAGAAAAAGAAATAGCATCAGAACCTTTTTCTCCAGCAGAGCCGGGTTTGTTTTTAGAAGAACCTTGTTTTCTTTCTGATGGTTTAGCTGGTGTTTGAGCGGAGCTTTTAGGTCCGGGTCTTTTCGCTTCTATTTCTACGTCTAATTGGCCTGCCTTACTCCTAATAACCTCTCCTTCGGCAATTGAATCGTCTTTATCAATTAGGCCGATGTCTTTTTTTGTGAAATCAACGAAAAAACCTGCCGATTCAGGCTTTTTGTTCAGATTTCCATTTTCTATTTCTAGATTCATTTTAAAGTAACGTTAAATATTACACTTTTTCCTCAGATATTTGACTAATATTTAATATAGCCGCAGAAAAAACATCAACTCCATGCTCCTCTGATATTTCTAGAAGTTTAGAAATTTTCTCTGGGTTATCTTGCTTCTCGCCTTCGCAATATGCTTTTATAGAATAATCCCAGTTGGTTTTTTCTTCATTAATTATAATATTTTGAGCTATTTGTTCTGCTATAGATTTTTGCTCAAGATTCAAATTTTTCTTTTTGTGCTTTTTCTTTAAAAAGTCTTCTACTTTAGCCGATAACATTTCATACTCTTTAAAAGTTTGCGAAATACCTTTCATGGAATAAGAAGCAATAGCTGGAGCTTTTTTATTGCCACCAGTCGGCGAAACTTTCTTGGAAGTTTGGGGTGATCCAGTCCCTGGAGGCCTGCCCGTTGATAAGCCTCCTGCTGCACCAGCACCAGTAGCTACTGGAGCGTATAAACCTTCGTCTTTCAAAGTCTTAAATTTTCTTTGAGACTCTATTGATTCTTCTGGATCTGGAAGTCTACCGGTCTCGATAGCCTGCAAGCCTTCTTCTGGAGTCAAAACTCCAAGTTGGACCAATTGAGCGCTTACTCTATTCCATACTGAAGAGTCTCTTATGTCAATCTCTTCAAAATGAGGCGTAGGGAAATTTTTAAACCCTAAATTTTTGCAAAGTCTCTTTACCTCTGGAATTAAAAAGTCATTAAGGAAAGCTTGTCTTCCTTGTTCTAATCTTTGCATAAAAATATTAACCTTTATGCTTGTACTAGAAAACTTTTCATCGCCAATAAGAATATTATTTAAACCTTGTTGGATATCTGTATTTACTACCTCGTATTTTTTGGGATCCAAAATACTAGCGATATCAGGAATAATAAATTGAGCTTTTGTAGTAAAGTCAGAAACAAGAACTTTTCCTACAGATTGATTTTGGAAAAGAGTTTGCATGGCTTCAATATTTTTTTGATTAATATTTAAAGCGCCGCTCTTCAACTCTGATCCCATGGTAATTAAAAGAACAGCTTGTTGAGTTGTTCTTGTCAAGGCCATGTCCATTTTTTTCATTTCTTGCTTCCAGTTAATGTCTTCCAAAACTGGAAAGCCCATAGGAACAGAGAATGGTTCGTAATCTTGCTTTTTATAGAATACAGCAGACACTTGCTCTGTATCCAAAGGAATTGTAATATAAGCTCCTGCACCAGAAAGTACTTTTTTTTGTAAATTTAATCTATTTTTTTCATTTAAACTCTTTAAGACTTCTCTGTCTTCATCTGTCGTTGGATTGCGAAGTCTTTGAAGCTCATAATCTGTCAAAATTTTATAGTAATTGCCTCCAACAAATGATATATTCCCGCCATATTGAATGTCCGCTGGATTTAAAATCATGTACTTAGATGGTAGCTCTAACTTTTGAGCGGCCAAGCTTTCTGATCCAAATACCTGAGTGATTTTAGAGATATCATTTTGCGCTACCTTATAATCAAATCTATAAATAAAAACGTTGCCAGAACGATAATATTCTCTAAAGAATTTATCAACAAAGTTATCCATGTTGATCTTTTTAAATAAAGCATTTAGAAAATCTCTTGCCTTTTTATTGCCTCCAGTAAAATAAATTTTGCTGCAAGAAAACTCTGTCATCAAATCAATAACATTTCTGAACGACGAAAAGTTATAATAAGCCTTTTGGCACAAGATCACGGCGTCTCTTATGTTCAAGCTGCTTTTATTCTGTAAATTATGAGAATATTTAAATGGCACTAGACCATAATCAATATTGTAGAATCTATCTGTTCTTTCGATATCTCCAGCCAAATTTCTACGAGCCTGCACTGGGGAGTTTTCTGTGCTCGCCGCATAAGCAGTCATCATTGGTTTGATCTCTTGAATTTTTGGTTTTCTCATGTTATAAAATCATTAAGTAGTTGCCGCTCCTAAAAAGGGATCCAACAGGAAGCCCGCCAGTCTGAGTTTGATTTGGTAAATTTTGCATCAGAACGTATCCAGATAATCCACTAAGAGTTATAGAAGTTCTATTCGAATGCCCCAAGATTAAAGTATAATCATCAAATAATTCAATCATTGGTAAACCAGCAGAATCTGTAACAGCCCACAAAGAGGCATTAGCTCCAGTTTCATAATAACTAACAAATGTCCCAGCATTTCCTGCTATAGAAACAACTCCAGAAGAAGCAATCACAGAAATAGAAGTCGGAGTTGAAGTTCCGCTTATATTTATTCTTTGCGCGGTTATGGGAGAATTAAATGTTTTGTTACCAGTGAAACCAAAAGCGCCACTTGCCATGCCGCTAACTGTCGTAGCATTTGATTGAGCTATTATTTGATTATATAATAAACCAGAAGTTGTATCTGTGTAAGATTTTAAATATCCACTCGCCGTGTCCACCTTCGCGCTGACAACTCCGCTTGAGCCAGTAACGGAAGCATATAAATTACCGCTTACTGAAACCGTATATCCACTTAAAGAAGTTATTTGACCGCTTAAATAACTTCCGGAGTTAGATAATCTGGTAGATAAAACGCCACTGACTGCATCTGTATAAGCATTCGCAGCAATTCCAGAGTTTAATATTTTAGTATTTAATACTCCAGAAACAGAATTGATAGAAGAATTTAGAGTCCCTGTAGCAGAAGTTAGAACTGTTTGGTCAACGTATCCAGACGGATTAGTAGACAATGGATAATAATTCTCATCAGCTACTTCTATAATAAAGCCAGAGAATTCCACCTGATCTACCTGCTTTTTCCTAATCAAATTGGCCATGCTAATATAAAGTTACACTAAAACATTACTGGAGTAAACGTAAATGTATTATTTTCTACAGTCTGCTTCATAATATCGTTATAACATTTGACGCCCCAATTAGCCAACATAAATGCTGAATAGTTATCTTTTCTGGCTCTTGTAGCAGAAGATCCGCGTTTTAAGTGTTGAGGCAAATCAAAATTTTGCATACCTCTAGAAGTAGTAGTATATTCTACCAATGCGCATTGCTTTTTCGTTTGATAAATAAAGTCATCTTGATTTTCAATGAAGTCTAGGTTTGTCCAATCTGATTTATCGCCAATAAATATTAAATCTTTTGGCAAAGTAGTCCCAATCACGTTGTCAAAGAATTTATCATTAGAACAAACTCTAGAAGCAAATAATACTTTTTTATAATCAATACATGCTTGCAAATATTCGTTGCCTTTTCTAATAAAGCTAGAAGTAAATACTTGATTAAATGCTATTCTGCCATCCGATAAGTTATAACTCATCTTGGCTTTTCTTAATTCGGCTTCTAATTCAGTTCCTTCTGCGTCTGAATTGAATTCTACAGTTTTTATATTTATTTTAGCTGCTTTGAATATTTCTGATTGATTGCAAGTATCTATAAAAATATCTGCGCCAGCATTATCTAACGTTATACTCACTACGTCAAAGTGAGTCATAATATAACAAAAATATTTAACGTGATTATTTAAATTTCCTAATCCAGCATAAGTATGGACCAATATTCCAATGCCGGTTTCTTCGTCCAGCTCCATTACAGCTATGGCAAAATAGTCAGCGTTTGGCGAATCGCTCATGTTGGGGTCTATACCGACTATATATTTTTTACCAGGAGTTCCTTTTGCCAAAGTGTGAGGATACTCATCTTTCAAAGTACACTCTTCCATTTTCTTTGCGCTAAAATAGCTATCAGATCCATCAGTAAATTGCGCACAATATTCTCTAAGGAACGCTGAATGAGAAGTGCCACCACTTTGAGCTTCTTCGATAATAGTTTTATCTATCATTTCTGGCGGGAGAGCTTCATACCCTAATTGAGAAACAAAATAAGTAGAATCTTCTTTTTCTGGGGATGTGATTTTATTTATCCACTCTTGATACGTCTTATATAAATTTTCAAATGTGTAGCTTGCAGAAGAAAGAGCTATCATTTTAGAATTATTAGTGAAAACCATTCGGTCTTCTTCTTTCATTTTGCCTTCCTTGATTAGCAAGTCTTCCATTTCGCGCACATCAATACGTCTTTTCATGTCTTGAGGCGCGACAAGGAATGGCATCAATACATTTTTGATAATCTCTTCTGGCAGTAGAAGGAACTCGTCAAGCACAAGAATATTGGCGCGAAAACCGCGAATCTTTTCGCCGCTTAGAGGAATAGCTCTAATAGATCCACCATTAATATCCCATTCATAAAGATCGTTTCTTTTGCTCTTAGCCCCAAAGGCTTGGAATAATAATTCTGCGCCTTTATTCTCAGCCATTTTTTCAATATTATTAAATATAGCTCTAGCTGTTCTGAATGTTGGCCCAGCAATAAGAATTTTAGTGTTAGGCTCAAATACACATTGCAATACACAATAGACACTGGCGATAAATGATTTCGCGCAACCACGGCCCCATACGCACATAGAGAAGTTTCTATTGAACATCCCTTTCAAAGTAATCTCTTGGTAG